CATGAGTGCTTCAATATTTTCTCGTGCAATAAGAATATCTCGATCTAAGTCAATTGGACCGTTTACCTTACTAGGTAAACCAGGCTTAGATAAAACTTCAATATCACTTTCTTGAATGTTTAACATATCTTCTAGATCTTTATTCATCTAGTCCTCCTCAACTAGAGGGTCTTCAATTGTGATAATATAACCATAATCATCTTCAGCATCAATTAGGCTCTTATCAACACTATTAGATGCATTACTCGTTGGTGCACCATTAGCAGTAAGGCCTGGTACAATTGTTACACGTGCAGATTCTGTATTAGCAGATGTAATAGCAGCATCAGAATCACTAATTAAGAAATTAGTATTTGCAAGTTTAATAACACCACTCTTCTTGGTTGGTGAGAATAGATAACCCTTTAATGTAAAGTCTAGTGTAAAGATCAGAGATCTACGATCCTCAAAAGATCCCTCATATACATCTTCTTGAATAACACTAGTCAAATAGATAGGAATATCTAAAATAATTTCTGGATCAGAAATAAGTTCTACCGTTGGTGTCCACTCTGGTGTAAAATACGGTAGAATTTGTTCAATAATTCTTAGCCCATCTTCTGTATTCTTTACAAAAATTGATAACTGAAATGCAATATCATATGGGACTGGGTTGTATTGAAAATTTCGTACATCTGGGTCTGTATTATTTGACTTAACAAATTTATTGATAGTGTTCAATTTACGTTCAGCGGCATACTGATAACCAATAATTTCAAATCCCATTTGAGGCAGGGTAATTGCAAATTCTTTATCTAAACTTGGATCGGCATCAATGCGTGCTAAGAACTTTTCTTTTGGTCCATATCTAATGGGAACCTTAAAAGATTGACGAACATTACCATTATTATCTGTTCTGTTAATCCAGATGTCATTATAGAGCGTACCGAAAAGTGAAACATACTTTTTGATTGTTTCGTGATAATAAGTGGTTCCAAACATTAGAATGTCCCATCATCTGTAAATGGATTTTTATCATCAAAATTTAGAATCAAATCAGCATCGGCTTCAAATGTATCATTTTCAGATATAGAATAGTCATCAGATAATGAATCAGGTCTACCAGTAGTTTCATTGATAATAATGTCACCATTTGCATTAGTATTTGCGAGATTATTAATACCTACATTAATACTCCATTCATCTTCAAGATCATCAATAGTAGAAATACCAGTATTTAGTTTTTCGTTGCTGTATTCAAATAATTCACATCTTAAATCATACATTTGCAAATCACCCATTTGATAAAACACGGGTTCATGTTCAACAAATGTGATTACAAAGACCTTTTGATTAAGAGGAAAGTAAATTAAGTCTCCTTCTTGTGGTCTATCTATAGTTTCATTTCTACCAATTTCAGTATTAAAGACACGATTAGCAATAGTAAATGTGACAGAATCTCTAATCTGTAAACCAAACTTAGATAGGAAATCACCCTCACCTTCAAATCCTTCAACGTTTCTAATATACATTTCTACGAAATATGCATTATTATATGTAGATAATGTATCTTCCCCAAATGTAGTATCTTTATCAACTATTGTGCGAGGGCAATAATAACAATCATGACCGTACATTCTAATAGATTCAATAACAAGATCTTCAATTAGACCTTGCTCGGAAAAACTATTAAAGTTATTAAAATATGGATTAGTAGCCATGTATTATCCTATAAAATCAAGAGGCGGCATCGCATGTTTCTGTAAGATTTCATCTTCCATTTTTAGAATTTCAGCGGATGCATCATCATAGATTTTACCACCATTAAATTGAACACCCCCAGGTAATTGTAAGCCCTCAAATTTAGTAAGATTAGAACCCCATTGTTGTTTGATCAATGCCGTTGCATATCGCTGTAGAATACGATCTGACCAAGCATCAGTCCATGTATCAGGATCAACTACTTCATGACATTCAAAGACTAAATATGTACCTTCAGTGAGATCATTATCATCAATAAACAGTCTGTGCTTATGTCTGTTAAATCTAATAAGAGTTTCACCTACTAATACTTCATGGATAAGTGCCAATTGTTCACGTTGCATATAATAGGGTAGGATAGACAGATTAGCCAAATTATGTAGATCATTCAGAGCAATTTGGTATCTTATATTAAAGATATCTGTACCGCTCAATGATTGATCATGAATACTAAAAACCTTTACTGCCCCAATAATATTATCAGGTAAGTCTACATATCCATCTGATATTGTATTAGCAGTTATTAAATGCTTAACATAAACCCGTTCTGTAGCTGAATGGTGGTAATCATACCAAAATTGAAGAGCTTGATCTATACGGTCATCTACCTGATCATCATCTACATTTATTTCGATGACTGGGGCTCCCAGTGCTCTAAGACAGAACTGTTTAAACTCTGCTTTGGTTGTTGGCTGAGCCATTCTTGATCCTTTTATTTTTTAATTATTTATATTTATCCTAATTTATGTCTCCTGCATAACGAGAAGTCCATATAGTTAATGAATACTTAGTACCAGATTTAAGTTCTCTGCACATATGCCCGTGTGTAACGCTGCTAGGCCACACTAAGCATTCCCCAACACCAGCAACGTGATTTGTTATATCTTGTCTAGGAAAGTATAAATCAGCACCTGTATAATCTTCATTGAGTTTAATACTACCAGTAATCAATGACGCATCATGGTGAAGCGGTAAAGATTTCTGCCCATCTTCACTATACTTAATGACAAACATATCCCGTATGCCTTGTACTAACAAAGGTCTCCAATGTTGTTCAGCATCCTTTACAATATGATCCATAAATCGTTTACTTAGTTTTTCATATAGCTCTGGTAAGGCTTTTTTAAGTCTCATTTCTTGCCCCGGGAACTTATCATTATACATTTCTTCCCATTGACCGTGTTCTTCACATGCTTTAATGATCTCTTGACAACCCTCTCTAGTAAGGAAATTATACAATAGAAATTCTTTATTTTCATATTGTTGATTTATTCTATTAGCATTATTATAGAATATATCTACATTTGGATAGAGAACCTCTGGCTGTTCATATACATATTTCTTTTTAAGTTTTTGATATACTGGGTGATTGGTTGAACCACCATTAGCATGAATAATAGTACTTGTACAATTTGTTTTAATATTATTAATTTGACCATGAGCATTCAATAAAACTTCATTTTCATCTGTATTAGCCAAACACTGGAATACATATGACTCATAATCAATACCAATTTGCACTGGGTTTTTGAGAAATTCTTTTTGATAAAATAGTTGATCATCATCTTCTATTGCAATATCTGCACCCTTTAAGAATGACTTGAGAAACCTAGCATTACCAATGAATAGACCACTATTTAAATACGGTGAACCAACAAACCCGCTATTAGAGTAAAGTTCAAGCTGTTGATCCTGAACATCTAGATCAGGCCAACAAACATTTTCACCAGCAAATAAGAGTGATTTGGCTGAATCATAATATCTTTCGATTAATGTATCAACTGAATCATTAACAATGACATCATAAGAATCACAGAATAGTATAACATCGTGATCTTCTACATGACCATTATCAAAATCATCTAGCAAATGCTTACGTAAATGCATTACTTTCTGACCACCGCCTGGCTTTTGAGATAGATCATGACCTATCCATTCAACTTCAATGAGATTTAATCTAGCATCAGGCATATTAACCTGTACAGATTTTTCAAACACCCTTGACTTAAGTGCATCAGATGTTATTGCATAGATATGTAACATATTAATATTCCTTTTCAATATCAGATCCAAGCACTGTTCTTGGATATGGTTTAAACATTTGTTCATTTGAGTTAGAGTAAATCAACTTTTCATATTTGTCTAATCTCTTGTAGTGTTCTTTTAATGATTCTGAATCTGTGAATGGTTTAGCTCCAAGCATTAACGGTAGATATTCATCGGTTGGAATAAGATTATTCAAGATATCAGTTTGTATTAACTTTTCGGCCGCTTTGGGTTTAATCATATAAGCACAAGCCCAATATGGATAAAAGTCACCGGTGCCCATATCATTCCAAGCTAGATAATGTATATCGGCATCACTATTTAGAAAATTATTGATTTCTTTATCAAAACTTTGTTTATCAAAGTATTCGTTAGTATGAACATCATCCTCAAAGATAAGTAAAGGTTTCTTTTGTTCAAGACATGAAGACCACAATAGAAAATGTGATAGAAAACAACCAACTTCACCTATTTTTATGGGTTCATCTAGTAATGGATCAAGCCAATGATTATCAGCATATACTTCTTTTTGTGCTAACATTTTATCAGCTTTAATAGAATCAACTGCTGATAACACATTAACAGGTGTTTGTAATTGATCTACTACATCTTGAAACAGCTTGAGTCTATCAGGTCTAGAATATAGATTTATTACTGAAATATTATAATTCATTTCATATCCTTAGTGAATACTGAAGACCCTAAGCTCGGCCTTCCATCATATTTTTGATTTCTATATGGCCCTTTTGCATTTACATAATGTATAAACACTTGTGATTGATGCACACCTATAAATTCATTCCTATAATGTGTAAGTTCACATCCCTTATAAACCAAAGCATCACCTGGTTCTAATAAAACAGATTTACTGACCGAATCTTCTTGAACCCAAATTGCCCATGGTTTATTATCAAATGTATTATAGTCTAATGTAGCAGTAAGTGAAATTTCACATGCAGGTCTATCTTTATGAGGTTTCAAGACTTCTTTTGGTGCATAAAATCTAGAATATGTATAAGTGGGATATAGCTCTAAGCCTAATGTTTCACCTAATTTATATCTGTATTTCTCTTGCATCTCACTATGAATGGGATCACCATATACAGCCAATGAACCTGGGCATTGTTCATCATATACCATATTACCTGAATTTCTAAGAACCCACATTCGTTTAGCCATTCGTTCAACATCTTTGAAATCAAAGAAGTTTCTCAATATTCTATATTGTTCTTTCATTGCCAATTTGGCCCTTCAAACCACACAACAACACTATGTCTAACACCCTTTGTGACTGGCTTTACTCCATGCATTAATAATGAAGGAAAGACAATTACAGATCCTCTGGGTGCTATAAGATCCACTTCTGCTAAACTACCATCTATTTGTTCAATTGCAAATTCTCCCCCTTCATAATCATTGGGATTTGATAATTGGATCACAAGACTAAGTTTTCGCATAGTATCTCTATTTACATTAATTGAATCATCTCTATGTGGTGTATAGTGTTGATCTGGGAAATATCTGCAATACTGTGCATTTTGTGGATTAGAAAAATTGATATTCCATTTAGAATTTGTATTAGCTAATAGAGCATACTGTAAAGCTATACCCTCTATCCAATGATTGTTTGGAAAGAAGGTTATGTTAGTTTCTCTTATTTCTGGATTATAGCTACCGCCTAGATTACCATTACCAATTCTACCATCCGATGATATTAGTTTATCACCTTCTAATATAATAGAATCACATAATTCTTCTGATAATATACCAGACCAATACCAATAATTTGGTTCGAACATAATTTACCCCATAACAATAAAATAGTATTTATACGGTTGGTTGAGATGGTCCTTGTCTAGTACCTGTAGATTGCCAAGTAATATTAGATGTACCTCGGGCATATGCACCTGCAGCACCACCTGCACCCCCAGGCTGGGTGCTAGTAACACCGGCCTGGCCAGCTGAACCTGCATTACCACCGTCCCCACCATCACCCCCGGCCGCTGTTGCACCAGTGCCGCCCGTAGTTAATGTTGCACCAGATGGAGCCGGGGCACCTACAGATTGACCTGCACCACCACCACCAGCCCCACCTGTTAATGGGCTAATTGGAGAAAATGTACCGCCGCCACCGCCGCCTCCACCACCGCCGCCGGCTATAGTAGAATTATTATCAATTGTAATTGATCTTTGGGCAACTAAACCATCACCACCATCACCACCATCCCCTGCAGGTACAGATGGATGGAAACCACCATTACCACCATCACCACCTGCACCGGAAATAGTACCTTGGTTAATGAGTGATAAAGTCACATCTGGGTGCCAGCCGGTTGGACTATCAGAACTAGTTACTAAAGCATCTTGACCGGTGCCTGCTGAACCAACAACAACACCGGGACTAATTGTAAATTCAATAGAATAACCCGGTGTACCTGCCGTATACCGCGTGGGAGCAGGCCTACTAGGTGAAGTTGCATAAGTTAGCAAATTCAAGTTTTGAGTAGGTGAAGATATAGTATAAGATAGTGGTATAATACCAGGTGCACTAGTTCTATCATGTAGATCAGATAAAGAAATAGGCTGACCCGGTGTTGGTATACTAGCATTTGCAGGATTAGCTGGCCATGCTGGCTTATAATATTGAGATAAAGAATAAGGAGCAGAATCACCCAACTCGGATGCTACTTGACTTAATGAAATTGGTTGTCCTGGTGATGGTGTAGTCAATTTATCCTCTTATATTTTATATATTTTATAGTATTTATTCAATAATAACTATGAAAGGCAAAAATCCTGATTTAACTGTTAATCTAGGATCAACCGTATATGTTTGTAATTCTGTTACACCATCTACAGTTACTCTAAATTGATAAACCTCTCCAATTTCAGCTTCAGAATTAAATTCAAATGCCCATTCATCTTCTCTAAAGTCTGATAATGATAGTGTTATATCATCACCTGGATTTTCATCATCTTGTATCCTACCTCCCCCAAAATTAGTAACGGTAGTTTTACCAGACGGTGGTGTTAATTGCTCTGTTGTATTTTCTCCACTAGCAGATATATTACTACTCGCCGATAAAGTAATAGCTTGAGCTCTATGAACATGAACTTCCCATCCAAATGGATTTCGCTCACCAGAATTATTAGTGACCCATAAGTATCTTGGAGTACCGGGGTTCATAGCGCCCAATACCGCAGTAAAATCAATTGAAGTTGTACCCCACGAAGTAACTGTCTGTTCAACCACTGTACCGCTACCATATACATAATTATCTGAAATTTCAACCGTACCTGTACCTTGAGTGGCTTCAAAATTAGAACCCGTAATAGTAACACCGGTCTGTTTATCGTCAAAAATATTAGTCGTTTCTACATCTGTAATAATAGGTCTATCTACAAATAAATTAGCCCAATCTATTACTGTAATGCCATTACCGTCAGCCGATATTTCAAGTCCATCATCCGAAGTAGATGGCCCAATAGTATAAGTATCAACCGTAAGATCTTCGCCATTATCTAATTCAACCGGCCAAGCACATGATACTGCAGAAAAGAAAGTACCATCCCCCGACCCTGATTGTTCACCTCTATTATAATTTGTTTTACCTGTATGTGCAATCTGAGTTCCGTCAATACTTAATTTTAACCCATCTTCTCTACGTGCATCACTATTTGAATCTCTTATGTAAGTAGCACCGGGGATAACATAGAGATCAGTATTAGAACTTACTGCAAAAGTATTAGCAGAATAGCTCAAGTTAAGCCCACTTGTATCTTTATCAGATGTATCATAACCTATTTCAACATCTGCACCAGATGTAATATCAATTTTTGTAGTTCTACGCCGATTAATATAATCAACAGAATCTGGCAACCTAACTATGGTGATTGCGGCTTCATTCATAGTTGCTGAATTTAATAGTTCACCTACATTAAGGAACCACAACCTAAAATCAGTATCTTGATCAATATCAATAAAAATACACCCCGACCCTGTGGCATAGGAGGCACCCGTGGTTCGAGGATACGCTGAATCAACACCATGATCCCAATAATGTGTTCCGCCTAAGGTATAACCCGTTAAGCATATATTTCTAAGTGTGTCTATATATTCTGCCGAATAAAATGCTAAATACTTACCTTTTACTAGATTTATTATAGGGGTTTCAGATGATGTTGAATGTGTAAATGATCCAGTATCCTTTTCATCTTCAACCGCCCATCTAATATAATCGTAAATATATACATCTGAGATTGTGCCATCAAAATTTAAAGAATTAGTCGCCGTCACATCTGTTGCATTTGTTCTACCATAAAAATAATCCCACGTATCATCTATTTCCATAATCCACATTGCGGAATTAGTATTTAATACGGTCGCACTTGTGGAAGCTATGGTATCATATTGGCTTAATCTAATTTCAACATCACTACTAGATCCAATATCTAAGATAGTAGTAGAACTAAGAATATCTTCATCGAAGCCAGATGTATTTCTGAAATAACCGCTGCCCTGGCCATATACACCTGTCAATGCTGCGCCATCTACATAAATCTGAGATTTTACAGTCATCCGGGTTGTAGTACAGTTAAGACCTATATTATAACCTAAAATATATCTACCCGCTGGTAGTGTCACAGTACCAGTTGAAATAGTCCAAGAAGCATCATTTCTGTCTGTAGTATTAAAAGAAAACTTAGTAGGGGTAGCAGAAGTTGTAACTGCTCCACCTGAAGTACTCTGTCTTACAATTGCTATATCACCTACGGCCATTATTCAATCTTTCTCCACTCTGAATCAGCATCACCTACTTTGCGATACTCAAGTTGAAGTCCTTCAGCATTAGTTCCACCACCACCTGTCGTATCTACTATTGTTCTTAATCTAGTAGTGGTTTCAATTGGTCTAGAAGTATCAGTATCCTGATCAGCTAACCATGATGCACCAGACTCAGAGCCATCATCAGCTCTAAATCTATAACCTTCTTGTTCATATACAGTTTCATCAAACTCAATTACTTGCCATTCAATATCATATGAATAGCTCCCAGTGGAATTTCTCTGAAATTGAAGATTAGTAGATGTTGTTAATTCTCTTGATATGAAATCACTATTATCTTCTTGAGTATTATTTGTTTTGGCAAATGGGAAGTAATTACCTGGCCATACCATAGATCTATCAAGATCGACTGATGTTATGGTTGTGTCGACTGATGTCCCATCACCTGTACCTATTGTTTGGTTTCCATGCTGAACGCTTACATCGCCTGCAAATTCTATTGCCCAATATCTTAACCTTGTATCTGAATTATGAGATGCTGTCAGATAAGCATATAAATCATCTGTGGGGCTTGTTCCCTGAAATTGTATATAGCCTCCTGTAGAGTGTATATTATTTGGTAATGTTGACCCATTATCTGCAAAATTATACCAAAATAATGCCGTTTTGTCATGATCAAAATTTGAGCTTAATAGCCCATTTGTAGTATAGCTATCTGTACCAACATTAAGATCGATTGTGCCTGTTTCTAGGTTATCAATGTTGGCTGAGCCAAAATCAATAGCAACCCATGCAAAATAGTGGGTTGGTCCACCGGGAGGTCTTCTTACCGTAAGTGTAGTTGTGTTAGTAAGTTCTGCCTCCGCAGGTATTGTTCGGCCATCCGTATATACATCTCTCATCTGTAAATAAGGTATTGAAGAGGATAGATCTACCGCATCAATAGTATAGTTAGTCGTATCAGATCCGGATCCGTTACCTCTTATACCGTGTTGAATATTAACATCATCATTATCAAACTCAACAATAGTAATATACATATCAATATTGTCGCCAACGTCGGCTGCATTGGCCATGTCCAAGACTATTTTGGTCTCTGACTCAATAATTATTCTGGGTAATGTTTCTCTAAATTCAGGGCTTGATGTGTTCTGCTTAGCATTAACAAACGCTATAGACTTGTTAGCATCAGCTAATTCTGTAAAATCACCCCAATCTGAATATAGATTTATTACGTCAATTCCTGACTTACCGCCCCAAAAATAGTATATATGTTGAGTTGTAGCTCTTAATGCCATTATTATCCTCTAAAAGCGTGGATAGTAAGCGGCGAACTAAACCTAAGCTTATCTGTATTCTGTAAAATAAATCTACCTGAATTTACAGTATTATATACTATACTACATTGACCATTTACAAATTCTAATTTGAAATATTCTTCCCCAAGATAATACCTATATGTCTTGGTGACTGCAGGTGTTACTGACAAATTAATTGTAGTGGAATCTGTACCGTTGGCTAATATCTCATTTTTATCGGTAGTGGCAGTAACAACTGGCCTATTATCAATTGAAGACGTAAATGTAGTTATAGAGTGATCATAAAAAACATCACCCAAAAAGCCGTCTGCCCTAGATTCATTTAATGCATTATAATAGTCCTCAGCTAAAGTTTTATTCAAAACATATCTAGTTCTACCATCCTTACTATCAATATCACCTACAACAAACTTACCAGATGATGAAGCCTGAATTACTTTATTGTCTGTATCATTTACTACAATTGCTAATGGCATAATTTAATTCCTTTACAATGTAACTGTTCTTTCATAGTTAATAAGTACTACAAGACCCTTAGGTGGTGTAGTAGCGGTACCATCTACATCAATTGTAATTGCTTCTTTAGCTACAATAGTAGTATCAGAAATAACAGGCGGAGTTGCAGCCGTATCTGAATCGGTTTCCGCTGAATCAATTGTAAGTTTGGTTGACAAGATAGTAGCACCGCCAATATTTATATCAATAGTAGAAACACCAGTTGTACCAGCTATATCACATGTAGCTCTTACTGCCGTTACTGTGGCATTAAATGGAACCCATTGATCACCGATGATGTCTGTGCCAGTAGTCCAGCTTGTATCTTTGTCATAACATCTAATTTGGATTTGGCCTGGTATTACTACGGAAGTGGGGATTGGTATTGCGCTTCTTGCTATATCGGTTACACTAACCATCATAATTTCTTTCTTCGTTTTGTAGTTCTATCTTCATAGTTCCCCCCTATGTGTTAATGAAGTTCACGGTGATGTCGTCTCCACCGCCTTCATAATACACTCTTGCTTGGATGTAATAAATTTTTCCTGTTCTCGCTGATGTAATTGAACCAACGACTTTTGACCTGCAACCGGCGCTGCTGTCTAGGTCTCCGAGCGCCAAACCAAGCGTGTCCGTTGGCCCGCCGAACGTAAATGTTTCCTCTGTCTGCGCGGTCCATTCTTCCCCCGTTGCCTGATTAGCGTGGTTTCCACCGCTGTCAAAGCTGTTAAACTCGGTCTGAAAGATGCCACTAGCAGGACTATCGGCATAGTGAACTTGCCGGAACTCAATGCCGTTAAGAGCAGTCATTCCAGTAGGCCATGTGAAGTTTGAGCATTCCAAATACTCGGACGCTCCGTTCTTGGGCAACGATATACCTGCTTCTGTCGCATTGGTGCCATCACCGGCGTTGCTGGGGTTTGACCAGTCGGTGTTGCCATCATCTGCGTTGACAACGGTGCCGGGGTCTAACCAATCACTAGTTGGCACGGGTAAACTCCCCCCTTGCTAACATCGCCTCTGCTCTCGGTAGCTTGCCTTCCCATAAAGCACGAAAAGTATCTTCTTGTTCCTGTGTTAGCCACGCCCTAGGCGTGATAAGCCAGAGCCTGAACATTCTGGCGGGCTGGTTTTGCTCTATACGAACAATCGCTTGGATATATTCGACCCTGACATCCACTGTTATATCCGCGTCAGGGGTCTCAATCTGCCACATATACCAAGCAAAGATGTCCTTCTTCGTAACCGGGTCGTCGGGGTCTTCGGCTTGCTCAACCCCCCTGCGAATAGCCTCCTGGAAGGTTGTGTTAGGGGGAAACGACAATGCCCAATCAACCCCTTCATCACACGGAACAATACCAGAAGGCGGCGGCGTAGTGCGCCAGCCATCCATGATCTGTGCATAAGGAGCTATCGGATCGTCAAGGTCGTAAGGCATTAGAAGTAACTATCGGCTAGATATTTAATAACAACAACTAGACCCTGTGGCGCTGTCGTAGACACACCATCAATGTCAATGCTGATAATATCACCTTCACTGACGGCTGTTGTTGTAATTCCCGGCGCTGTGGCAGCAGTTTCCGAGGAGGTTTCCGCACTATCGATTGTGACTTTGTTAGTTGTCAACATTGTGGAACCATTCAAATTCACATCAATGGTGCTAACACCTGTCGTCCCCGCTGTGTCAACGTATGCGTGAATGGTCTGTACCACCCCATCATAAGGAACAACAATGTCACCAAAAACATCTGTTCCCGTTGCTACATCAGTCGCCTTGGCTACACATCGCACCTGAATTGATTGCGGCGTTTTGTTGAGAATGTGTGTTTTAGTGACTCCGCCAGCAGTCGTCTTGACAAGTATATCACCATCACTCCCTGTTCCGGTGCCGTCCGACTGCCAGATAACATACTCGCCCTCAGCCGGGTCGCTGGGGTCGGCAGATACTTCTGAGCCACCAGCAGGGCCTGGTTCACCCTTCTGGCCAGTGTCACCCTTATCACCTTGGATACCCTGATCACCGGTAACACCTACTTCACCTTTTTGACCTTTCACACCAAGCGTAGATACAACTTCCCACGTTGTACCATCATATACAATATAAACAATAATACCTTCTTGATCAACGGTTAAGTCTTCTGTTAGACCTTCAATTGTAGAACCATTTCTTGCTACAGTTAGATTTGTAGTTCCAAAATCAGCGCCGTCGGCAATTTCTACCCAATCACCGGTTGATGGTGATGCTGGTAGTGTAATAGTAAATGTACCACCACTTGTATCTGCAATTAATTTATCAGCTGAAACTGCAGTATATGCTGAAGTCTTCCTGCTATATGTTGCAGTACCGCCAACTTCACCTTTTTGGCCCTTTTGACCAGTATCACCTTTATCACCAGTAACACCTACTTCGCCTTTTTGACCCTTCTGACCAGTATCACCTTTATCACCAATGATGGAGATGGTCATAAAGACCTCATCACCGTTACTTATGCTGGCCCAATTGTCTCTGTCAATATATTCAATATCCAAGGTCCTCCAACTGCCATTATCAGTCTGACCAGTTACATAAAACTTAGCATTTACTGTCGGAGTATCTTTTTTATAGAGAACAACTAGTGCTTTATTTGTATTTGAAGAATCTGTTAATGTGTCAAGAAGCGGGCCAATACCCACGGAATTATTATCAGTTTCACTTACATAAGCATTGTAAGAACCTCCTGGCGTTCCGGTTGTCCAGTCAATACTAAACCTGAAATCCCCAGTTCCTGGATCTGCGGCAGTTGTGGAAGAATCGAAGTTGTATGAAATACCATAAGCGTCAATACCATCAGTACCTACTTCGCCTTTTTGTCCCTTCTGGCCTTGGTCACCTTTATCACCAGTAACACCTACTTCACCCTTTTGACCTTTTTCGCCGGTGTCACCTTTGTCACCTTGGATACCCTGATCACCGGTAACACCTACTTCACCCTTTTGACCTTTTTGCCCCTGATCACCTTTATCACCGGTAACACCTACTTCACCCTTTTGACCTTTTTGCCCCTGATCACCTTTATCACCTTGGATACCTTGAATACCCTGATCACCTACTTCGCCTTTTTGTCCCTTCTGGCCTTGGTCACCTTTGTCACCGGTAACGCCGACTTCACCTTTTTGTCCCTTCTGGCCTTGGTCACCTTTATCACCTTGGATACCCTGATCACCGGTAACACCTACCTCGCCTTTTTGTCCCTTCTGGCCTTGGTCACCTTTATCACCTTGGATACC